GGGGTCACCATAGATCAGGACGTGCTTGTTCTTGTGGTCCTTGAACTTGTCCACGAACTCAGCAGCCGACTGCTTCGATACCGCGCTGATCAGCACGATCTCATCCAGCAGATAAAGGTCTTTGCCGTCGTTGCGCCGGACACCGATCGCGGATGACAGGGGCGTGAAGTTCTGGTCGTGCATCCACATCAGTTGCTCATGCGGCCCAATGGTGGCGTTCGTGGTGTTCGCCTTGCTGTAGTCCTCGTAGATCCGGCCCGACGCCGTTTCGAACGAGGCTTCAAACTCTTGCTTGAATTGCTTGGCGGACATGGCCCGCTTCATTGCGTCCATGACGTCAGCCGGAAGAATCTCGGCCGATTTCCAATGGAACACCCTGAAGTTTGGGTCATTGCCTGATTCGGCCTGCATGCACAGATCGTAATAGTGATTCAGGCCATCAGGTACGCCGAGCAGCCAGCACCAGGCTCGGTAATCCGGCATGGTTGGGTTGACGGTGTTCAACGCTGGGAGAATGTTGGCCTCCCAGGCATCCGGTTTGATGTCGGCGAATTCGTCGATACCGCCGCCAGTCCAAGGGATGCCCTCAATACGCTGCGGCTTGTCCAACCCGATGACGTGGATCTCGCTACCGTTGTCCAAGTAGATGATCAGGTCAGACTCAGAAGGCCGGCGGCTGTGCATGCAGCTCAGCGTAAAAGCCTTGAGGTCATCCCAGAAAATCTTCTTGGCCTGAGCGTGCGTCGGCGCTGCGGCGAAGTACATGCCGGTGTAGGCGGATGCCTGCTTCACCAGGAAGCGCTTGAACCGTTCGGTCTTACCACTCCGGCGACCGGCAGGCACCAATGGGAAGCGAATGCCCTCCGCGACAGCAGCAACCAGCGCGAGCTGCACCGGGTGATCCTTGAGCGGATACCAGCGCGCCAACTGGCGATCAAGCAATAGGTTGCCGGTGTTGGCAATCATGAAGGCAGCCTCGCAATCAGATCAGCCAGAAGCTGGGCGTTGGAGTTGCCACCACCCTTCTCTATCAGCTTGAGTTCGGCTTTGCGCTTTTCGATCTCAAGAACCTTGATCTCTTCGTCAAGCGTCTTGTCTGGCTCTACACGCCGATTGACATACACGTCACCGGTTTCCTTCGCTGCCTGCTCCAGTAGCTGGGCAGTCAGCGCCATGTTCTTCATGTTCTCGGCCTTCTCGGCCATGCGTCCAAGCGCGCGCAGTCGATAGGCACGGTTGGCGATCGGGATCTCAGCGGTTTGTTCGCGAAAGCGAGCCCGGGTGTCTTCGAAAAGGGTTCTCCACTTCAGGTGAAGGTTCCGCCCGACGTACTTGGTTGGGTCGTATGCCTCACACTGCTGGCGGGTAACATCGAGGCCATATTCCACTTTGACAGCCGCCACCACCTGGGATGGCGTGTCAAAGCAGGCTAGAGCCTGTACCACAAAGGCTTTCACCTCGTCTCTGAGTGCGGCCATAGATGGGCATCCGTCAAAGTACTGTCAAAGTCAGGCCGACTTGAGCAGACAGGTTCCGCAGGCCCTCGATATGTTCAATTTCCCCACCTCAGCAGGATTGTTTGCAGCGTCCACTAGCTCTTGCACTTGAGGGCTCGCCCCATAGCGACGCACCACACCGACGAACTCTTCAACGTCGTGTCCGCGCATCTCAAGTTTGGGCAGTCCTTCTTGCGTGAACGCTGGCTGACCGTACTTATCGGTCGCTTGGGCGATGTGGTAGAGCTCATGTTCAACCAAGGCACAGAAGTCAGCGTCGGAGCAGTCGGCGCAGTAGTCGGCAGCCAGGGTGATGATGTAGGCCGGCACGTAGCCGAACCAATCCAGCATCTGCTGCTCCATCCGAGCCTTCTGCCAACCACCCGCGCGGAACGCGACCTGTTCGGCCTGACCGACCACTGTGCGACCCTTCTTCGTGAAGGAGGCGGACGCCCACATGACTCTCACTTCCGCATCAATCAGATGGGCGTGGTCTTCGTTGTGAATGCTTCCGGTGTCGGAGAGGATCTCGGTTTGGAGCCATTCCCATACTTCTGGTGCCGGGGTGAGTCGGATGCCGAAGTCGGGTAGTTCGGACGACTCCATAAGTGACGCAGGAGGGTATGTTCTTTTCACACTGCATACCTGTTGCGTTGCTTGGACTACACAACCACCAAAAGGCTCATTCCCTGCTTCGTCAGAATCAGATATATAAACGAATGACGCGAGTGGCGCGTGGCAGCCCAATACTGAATTTTCGAAGGGAATAACATGTCGGATGAAGCAAGCAGGACCCATGGACGCAATTTAATCAAGTGGTACGCTGGGGCACTACACTCAATCGAGGAAGCAAAGCCGAACAACACACATAAGGATTTGAAAACCGCACGCAGGATCGTTGAAGCCTGCACCCCAATTTTTTTGGAACTGGGCATCGAGTTTATTTCCAAGCCCCCTCAAGACGTCACCTATTCCTATCTAGGGACGGTTTACCCTATTGATAGAGATCTACCCTACCAAGCCTCCACGGTTCTCCATCCAGATATGTGGAACCAATCCCGGTTCGAACACGAGTTCGATTTGGCGATCGCCTTCTTCAGTAACCCTTGAACTTAGATCTTAACGTTATGCCGCACTCACCTGCGGCACACCTACCCGCTTGAACTCGCAGAGGCGAACAATGCATAGATACGAACTGAGCTACGAGTATGCCAAGGCCCCACAAACAAAAATCGGCGAGGCGCCTGAGCAAATAGATGCTCACGAGCTGCTTCTGGAAGTCCTCGGCCTCGGCAAAGGCGGTCAAATCATCGGCTCTACGTCTCTTCAACACTCACTCGAACTGATGCGTTTCACTAACGTCAGTGTTAAATGGCAGTAAGGACGCCACCAACAACCAATGGTCGTCGTGGGGGCCTCAACTGAATGGATCGGCAGGCTTGGCAATCGAGCGCACGAACCACATAAAGCCCTGCTGCAAGTTGGTCTTGGCCAACGCAAGCAGGCGCGGACCGACACCTTCAATCTGACCGATCTGCTTGAACAGTTCGCCGGCGTCGGCTTCCAGAGCCTTGATCGAGTTCATACCGTCGATTTCGGACTGGGTCAGGTCGCGGTAGCCGGTGATCTTCTTGTGCTGGTTATCCATGCTGCTCTCCTCGTCGCGTGTCGCGACACAATTTGCACTCTTGCGAAACGTGTCGCGACCTACTTGCTCTGACTGCGCTTGATCTGCGCGTCCACCTGGTCTGCACAGGTGTCGAGCAGGTTGATGGCTTGGTTCTTCAGCTCCCACAGCTGGCCGTTGTCGGCGAGGTCCTCATCAGCTACCCGCTCACAGGGCACCAGCTCAGGGGGCTCGACTCTTACTGCCGCTGTCTTTGTTACCACTGGCGGCTTTACTGCGCAGGCCGTCAGGCAGAGGCTGAGCAGCCCAATCACGAACAGGCTTGCTGTTGCGCTTGAGTTCTTCAAAATTCTTCTCCGTCTTTTTGGCTTTGGCCTGACTGGCCTGTAACCGCTTGTTCAGGTCTTTCTGGAAGTCGGCGTTGCGCTGGGCTTCTGCCCGTAGCGTGGTGATCGTTGCCTGGCTTTCGAGGTTGGCGGCGAGAGCGTCATCCTTGCTCTTGGTCTCGATCTTCATCTCGCCGCGCAGCGCGATGACTCGGTACTGCTGAATCCCTACAAGCAGGACGGCAACCAGGGCGATGATGATTGCAGCAGCGAAGGCCTTCATGCGGCATCCGCCTTGCGACCGAGGAAGCGGGTCACCAGCTCGCGAATGGCTGTCACGCCGAGGAAGCCGATCGTGCCACCGGCAGCGACCGACAAACTGGAAGGCCAGGCCATCCACTCGATAATGCTGGACGCGACCAAGCTCAGCGATCCACAGATCAGCGCCTCGAACACAATCCGGCGCTTACTGGTTTCCTTCGCGTCGTACATGACTCGAAGCAACGATACGGTGATGGACATGATCACGCCCTGCCAGAGCGGATTGCTCAACGCCAGCCAGATCTTGGCCCATGTGTCTGGCTTGTCAGGCATGTTTGGCATCCGGGTTGCCTCCCCCTTGGGGAGATTGATAAAACCGGCGTCCGCTGCACTCCCAGCTCGGGGCAATGGGTGTGGGGAGCCGAAAACGAAAAAGCCCCAGCGAGTGCTGAGGCTTGAAATTTAGTTAGGAAAGGGCCGCGTTAGCGGCCCATCCTTTTAAGGCAGCAGGTCGTAGGTCACACAAGCGCGGCTCGGGCCGCTGTTCGAAGTGATCCAAAGGCCATAACCAGGCGGCAGTTGGATTGGATACGAAAGATTCTGAGAGCCACTACCCAAAGTCATCAAGACGGGCTTGCCAGAATAATCAGATCCATTCAACGGAGCCACGGTACCGGTGATGAGACCGGATAGAGCACTGCCGCTCACAGACGCGGTTCGAATTACGGCACCTGCGACGTTGTCAGCCGGCTTGATAATTGCGCTTACACCGTATGTGTCCGAAGTGAAGAATTTTGCACCAACAGTTACTGCTTCCATTTTTTACACCTTTTAAGTCGAATGATTGTTCGCGGAGGATTCCGCTTTCATGTCGCTCAAAGGCGATCGCTCGAGGCTCGCGGCCTTCTCATGATTCAACGTTCCGCATCGGGAGCATTTGATCTGGAGCTCGGTAAACTCACCCACGCGGGCGAGAAGTCTGTTGCATTTTCCACATCTGCATTCTTTCAACATCTGCAAGTCCGTTTGATTTTCTGCTAGGCTCCGCCCCGCTCGCGCGAGCAGTGAGGGCCCTGGCTGGCTTGCAGGCTACATCTGCGATCTGGCGTCTCCCTTGGGTGTTACCGCACCCTCTGGAGTCGCCCTCTCTTTTTTCCGCGCATAAAAAAGCCCCGAAGATGTCGGGGCTTTTTGCTTTCTGGCGGACATAAAAAAACCGGCTCGCTGGCCGGTTCTTGAGTAACTTGCCGTAGGCAAAATACTAACTATGGGGAAATGATGCCCTCAGCCGTGCGGGAAGTCAATCATGTTCCTCAAAGAATTTTTTCGCACTTTCTGAGCACTTTTTGAGCTGCTCTTCAATTCGTGGCATGCCCCACTGGGCGCCTTGGTGAGAGAGCTTGTACTTCGATCTAAGCAACTTTGAGATTGATAGGGCTTCATACCCGAAGTACCCAACCAAATCAGCATCTGCTTCAACTGCATCCTCGGAATCAAGGTACACCTCCCATCGTGCACGAATCCCATCCGAGCCAAGACTGATGTCGTTTTCGATCCAGGCAATTCTACAAGCGAGCTCCCGGTCAATTTTCGACAACCCATCAGGATCGATACTGAACTCTGGCTTAGCACAACCAGGATAAACTCCCCCACCCTCCCGATCTCGCAGCTCAGACCAGCTACTGTGGAATTCCCAGTAATTTCTCGCGCATTGCGCAGCTAGCGCGTCCAGTTTTGAGATTAGATGAATCGCCTGCAACTCAGCTTCGATACGGCGCTGTTCCTTGCTTTGCCAGCGATCTTTGAAAAAGCCTATACCGGCAGTGACAAAAGCAGCGACGACCCCACTACCCGCGGCAATTTTTATCACATCAACCAACTGCAATCCTTCCATGAAATCAAGCCGCCTTTTTCATCTGATAAATGACCGCCGCAACCGGGCTTAACGCCATCTTATCAAGGTCCTCACAACACTCGAACACTCGCGCAATGTAAGGCTCCCAGTCCCGACCCCAGGCACAGGATTCTAAACGCACACCGTAAAACTGCCACATCCACGCCCGGAACCTTTCAGCGCTGGTGAAGGGATCTTCATTTGCTGACTGGCCACCCTGGTGCATGTGCCGGTACCGGCGCATCACGCCCTTCACCACGTATTCCAGCTTCTCGCGCTTCGCTGCCGTCATCCTTGGCGACTTGCCCACCACCATCAGGAACACCACCTCTTCCGCCGCCTCGCGGATGTTGTCGCTCTGCTCAGCGGCGTACATGAAGTCACCGAACACGCGGATCTGCGGATGCAGTCGAGCGATTGCCGATTGAATGTGCCCAGCCAGTGCACCGTGCACAGCATGATTTGCTGTTGGGCCGCGCTCGGTGTTCTGCACCACCACACCCAGCTGGACGACGTCAGAGGTCTGGCCGGGGGCCGGGTTGTATTTGCAGTCATGCCAAGCCCGGCGCGCTGAGTTGATCTTCATGCTGCCTCCCCTTTTTTCAGTTCGCGGATCTTGGCTCGGTAGTCGGCCTTGATTGTTTTGATTTTTTCGACGGTGTGCTTACAGGCCGGGTGCGGCCCTTCCAGCCAATCGACCTTTTCCGGGCCGATCAGCTGCAGGAGCGAAAGCCGATAATTCACCAGGTTACCGGAGAGGTACGTGTTACAAGGCGCGCACTGCTTCCACACGTTGAGCGATTCGAATCGCAGCTCGGGGTTCGCTCCCACAGAGCGATAGTGCCCAGCGTGGTATTGGCCTTCATGGTGGCGACCGCAGCTCACGCAAGGGCGATCGGAATCACGCAGGCGGACCCACTCGTTGAACGCGGCTTGGGCTTCGCGCATGTGCTCCGCCCTGCTCTTCAGCTTCTCCCTACGGACTTTGATCTCGCGACGCTCGCACTGGTCGATTGCCTTGCGAGCTTTCTCTTGATGACGCGGGGCATCAATTGCCGCACAAGCTGGACTGCAAACCGCCTGCCCCATCCGCGATGGAACGAATGAGGCCCTGCAGGTAGCGATGCGGCATTTCTTGGGCTTTGGCTGCTTCCTTGCGATCGTCATGCAGCCTCCTGGCTCAGCAGATCATCGAAGTACACGCCCTGCTGAGCGAAGCGCCCCACGATGCGGTCCGTGTAGGCCACGCCCTGGGCTCGATTGAACAGGCTGGTCACCGGGAAGCCATCCGGTCCGAACAGATGGCAGCCCCCCATCATGGCCAGCTTCGTCTCGTACGGGAGGTGGCGCATGACGCGATACCACTCGGCCTGAAAACCGGCATCCTCGTTCAGCAGGATCTGCACGCCGACGTGCAACTTGCAGTACCGGCGAGCGTCGGACTCATCGCCAATCTGGGTCATCTCTGCGATGCGCTTGTACATCGCGAACCACAGCCGGTTTTGGTCGAGCGTGCGGTCCTTTCCCGGGCGCAGCGATACGACTACGAACTTCTTGTCGCGGTACATAGCGCTAAGCTTCGTGATGGCCTCGGAGAGTTTCGCCTGACAGTTCACTGAGATTTTGTCAGCCATGGGTGGCCACCTTGTTCGGCAATCCGTTGATCAGCTCTCCGAGTTGCTGTGTCAGTCGCTCGTTCTCGGCCAGCAACTCAAGCGCCACCTCTTCCACGGTTTTCTCCCCGAGAAAGTCCTGCAGCGCCTCGGTGTTGCGCTTCCAGTCTGCACAATCGGTGCGGTACGACGCCGCCTCGGCCCACAGCAGCTTCTGGAGTTTTTGTTTGTCGATGGTCATTGAGCCGCGCTCCTTGCTTCCAATTGTTCGGCCTGCTGAATGAGCAGCGCTCGGCGATCCGCCAGCTCATTGGCTGCCAGAATTCGCAGTTCTGTTTTTTCCTCTGCCGATGCTTGGCGCATGGCAAGCATCGAATCCTTCACCGCCGCGAGCTTCTCGCGCAGTTTTGGCGAAGGCCGTGCTACATCACCGGTCAGCAGCGCAACGACGGCCCGGCCGTCTTCTGTAACCGGCGCGACACTCAAGTCGGCCAGGTACAACTGCCCGCGCTCATGTGGGATCCGTTGCATCTGTACGGCCTTGGTGATCGCCTGGGTGCGGCGGTTAGCGTCGAAGCCGACAGACACATGCCAGTTCACCTCTTTGCTGTCGTCCCGGGCTTGCCCTACCAGACGCTCGTAAGCGCTGTTGAACGCCATGCGCGCACCGACCTTGTCGCCAGCGTCGAGGACAGGTTTCGCGGCAGCCAGCGCGAGCTGGATTTCGTCGGTCAGCACCACGGTTTCAAATTCATCGTTGGTGGTCATGGCGATCGCCCAGGCCTCGTCCTTGGCCGGGCGACCGTCAGCGGCTTGCACTCGCTGGAGGATGTCGGCCATCGCCAGCTTGCCCTTCACCTCAAAGCGGCAGGCCTTCAGCGCGGCTTTCACGGCGGGCACCGAGTACGCGCAGAGGTCTTCGGCCATCATCGCCGCTGTGCCTGGGTTCATTTCCTGACCCATGGCCTCGGCGGTGGCGCAGATCGCTGCAGCGAGGCTGGCAACCTGCTGATCATCCATCTCAAATGTACTCATTGCGCTCTCCCGCTTGGCGCTTGGCCAAGACCATTTGCGCGGCCTGTTCGGCGGCGGAGACGTTCGCTTCGGTGCGTTCCATTTGGCGCGCGGTTGTCCCATTGATGCGCTGACCAGTCACCCACTGGGTGTGATAGCTCTCGGCGTTGGCCAATAGTTCGTTGAGGCTGTGGCACTTGCGCAGGACGGCGGCATCGCTGGTTTTCAGGAAGTGTGCAGCAACGTGGTGAGCGACATCGGCACCGAGGCGGTCGACCAGTTGGCCGAGCTGGCCACCGACCTTGGCGTTCCACACAGGCCAGGTGCTGTAGCGTTTGCGGTAGGCCATGGCGTAGTTCGCCCAGACCTTGAAGG